ATAATAAAAGTTATTGACGAAAAGTTAAAAAAATACAGAACTGACGGTTTAAGAAAAGGTGGATAACAATCCTACGAGAATTTAGTGTTCAAATATTTGAGGATAAACGGATACATTGAGAAATTAAAAAATTTTGAAACTGAGTTTGTAGATAAAAAGTTATCTGTTGAACAAACAGGAGAATAAGTAAATATTCGGTATCATCAGTATATTTATATAGTAAAATTATGGCAGTAAGAATTATTTCCGGTTGTACCTCAGGCACTTATGTAGCGGATTTTGGTTTATTACCTGTAATAGGTAATGGAGTATATTATTTAACTTTTGTGGGTAACACACCATCTGATTGTTTTACCGTTGGTAATGTAACAACATCAGCATCAACAGTTACCGTGTCAACTGCGGATGCGTTTGATAACTGCTCTGATTGTATTTCGGCTAACCCAACACCAACCCCGACACCAACATCAACTGTGACTCCAACACCTTCAATTACCCCAACAAGAACGGTAACACCAACAGTTACAAGAACTCCAACCGTTACACCAACAAGAACACAAACACCAACGCCTTCAGTAACAAGGACTCAAACCCCTACTGTTACTCCAACACGCACTGTAACTCCAACCGTTACTAAAACCCCAACAGTTACACCAACCCCAAGTATAACTCCAAGTATCACACCTACACGCACGGTGACTCCAACTGTAACACCGTCGGTAACATCAACTAAAACACCAACTCCAACAACTACACCAACTGTAACACCAACACGTACGGTGACACCAACGGTTACTAGAACACCAACAGTTACTCCAACAATTAGTGTAACACCAACTATTACACCTACAAAAACAGTAACACCAACGAGAACACCAACACCAACAATTACACCAACACCTTCATTAACAAGTTTCTTTACAATAGAAGAAGGTTATGATTATCAAATGTGTGTAATTTGTCCTGACGGAAGTGGAGGTTACACATACACCCCAACAACAGTTCCACACCCTGTGGCATCAAACGCTCAAGAAAACATATCAATCGTACAAATGAATGCGGTTGTTATCGGAGGACCTAACGGACTAAACAACTAAAATAATACCAAAAAAATAATATATCATGGCAGATTTAAAACCAATAGGAAGTGAAAAACTTCAAGGACAAGACAAACTAGCAAGAATCATGGAGATTGCTAGATACAAAGAAGTCAGTCCTAGTAATATAAATGAAACGGCAAAAGATGAGTTCTCAAGAGTTTTAGCGGATGGTAATGAATACCATATTGTTAAAGAAAAAGTGGGATACATTATTAAAAAATCAGTAAACGAATCATTGGACTACACTGAACCAATGAAAAACAGAAAATACTATAGTAGTTATTCTCAAGCGTTGAAACGATTAAATTTGTTGGCAAAAGAAATGAACGCTATTCATGAAAATGAAGAAGAGGTTTCACTTTTTGGTGAACAAAAAAAGTTTGTTTTAAAAACTCCAACACCTCCAGCACCTGAACCATCTGCAGAACCTGCGGCGGAGTTACCTCCACCAGCACCTGCGGCGGAACCCGATGCGGCACCTGAGGGTGGTGATGAAATGAATCTTGATATGCCTGATTTAGGTGGTGAAGACTCTGTTGATGAGCCAATGTCAGACATTGACGCAGCAGAACCTGACGATGAGGAAGAGGTTACCATGAAAACCATTCAAAAATTGACAGGTAAATTGGGTCAAAAAATTAGAGTTATTAACGATTCTGTAGGAATGACTTCAGATGATGTTAAATATGTAATAAATTCTGTATTGTCAGCATTAAATCTTTCTTTGTTAGATGAAAATGATAAACAAGACATTATGGATAGATTGGAAGAGGCACCTGAAAGTAGTGAAGAACCAATGATGGGTGACGAAGAACCAATGGGTGATGAAGGTGATTCAATGCCAGACTTAGCTGATTTGGGTATTGATGATACTGAAGCACCTGCAGAACCAACTGGAGAAATGGCTGAATTGGAAGAAGAAGGTGGTCCTGAGAATGGTTACAAACCAGGAAGCAACCATCCGTTTACAACCAAAGTATCCAAAATAATGGATTCAGTTTTTGCTGAATCTAAAGTTGACAAAGTCCTCAAGTCTTACTTTACGGTTACTGAATCGGAAAAGAAATTCAAAAAGAATGTTGAGGTTGAAAAGCATATTGATAAAAAGAACCACGTTAAAAGAACTATTTCATCAATCAAAAAATTGAGTGAAACTGTTGAACAAGAATTGGCTTCTGAGTTTATCATAAAAGAAAATTCAGATTACAAATTATTAGGAAAAACTAATAAAAATAATTTGATTTTTGAAAATGAAGGAATTCAAATTAAAGTAACTCCAAAAGGTGAAATTCTATGAGTCATCTAATCTATGTGAATAGTTTAGGACCCAATTATAAGGGTGACAATATATATGAATTTATCTTTAGTGAGGAGTATGATGTTTGGGGGGAAGAGTGGGATAAGAAACCGGCTCACGGAGCACCACAACCCCCCGAATTGCCTTATGTAAAAAATGTCGGAATTTTGAAAAACTCTAATATTACATTAGAATTGGTTCAGAACTCCGACTATTTTGCTATTACAGACGCCATGGAAGATGTGATAGCATTAGCGTGGGAAACCGATGAATCATGTGAAAACGAAAAAAGATTAGTTTTCAAATTTGGTGATTCGGAAAAAATAATAAAAGACAAATTATACGAAAGAGATTTGTTATTACATTTTGATAAAGAAGAAATCTATGAGAACTAAAAAAATATCTTTTTTGATGGAAAATGGTTTACCATCAAAATTTTTAATCAACTTATCTGATAAACAAGTTGATAACTTATATAAAAAGTATTTGGAAGAACAACCACAACCGATTGTAAAAACCAAAACTGTTAAACAAATAGAAGTCCCAACCGGAAGTGAAACTTCTGTGGGTGGTATTTCCGTGGCTAACAAAGCCGGTAAAACTGTTGTTACAACAACCGCTGAGGGTGAAATGAAGGAAGATGATACCGTTGAAAAGGACCCATTCCAAACCACATCAACCCAAGACAAAAGACAAGTAGGTCCAAGCGATTATGGTAATAATCCAACAAAGGATTCCGAAATGGATGCGGATGATGCCGATGGTATGGATATTTTAGAAAACAAGAAAAAATCAAAATATAATCCTTGGGCGGTTTGTACATCACAAATGGGTAAAGAGTTTGGAACAACGGAAAGAAGTGATTGGTCTAAACCACAAATGGCAAAATACGAAAGATGTGTTAAAGACGTGAAAAAATCTATCAAAGAAGGTAAGGACCCTTATGAATCGTTGTTAGAGTCTCATATTATTAAATTGGTAAACAAGCATGTTAATGAAAATATGCAATTGGTTAGTTTCAAAAAATTGGACAAACCGGTTGGAAAAATGTATACTTCCAAAAAATCAAATCCTATGGAAGCAGCAGAACCAGCGGTAAAACCAAGAACCGCACCACCAAAAACAAAACCGGGTGTAAAACCAAGTAAACCAAATCCATATCAACCACCAAAGGAAACTCCAAAAGAAAAACCAAGAGCTCAAGATTATAAATCAATGTTTATATCTGCTTTGAATCAATTATTAGGAAAGTAAAATGGCAAAAAAATTAAGAACTGAAGCACCGATGGATTTTGGAGATAACCCAGAAAGACCATCACCAGGTATCCAACAAAGATTGGCTGCAGGAGAAACTATTTTCCAAGGTAACCCTGCAATTCCACAAGTACCGGGAGAATCTTCTTATTTGGAAAAGAACGCCAGTCAACGTTTTGCCGAGGTTATTCAAATGGCTCGTAGATTTACAGGAAGACAAAATCTATCGTCAGAATCTGTTATTAGAATGTTAGCAATGGAAATGATGAATGACGTTCAAAAAGTAATACGTCTTGAGATGGGTAATCCCGAAACGATGAACAGGTTAGTAAATTTTGCGATAGATATAATTCAAAAAGAATATAATATTGACGATTGTTCTTATTTATTTGATGTTGAATTTGTTGATTTGTATGGTATTCCCGCATCACAATTTAGAACAAGACCTGAAACACGTCAACAACAACCTGACGATGATGAGGATGAAGAAGAAGAGAATGAAACACCTGATTTTTCTTTTCCATCTTTTGAAATGGAAAGAACCGATGAGGATTTTGAATTAGAAAAACACAAAAGACAAATTATAAATGCGTTAATTCAAGGAAGTGCTAAAAAATTCCATTGGATTATATTAGACCCAAGTGTAAAATCGGCATTAGATGCCATAGACCCTGACTTACAAAGAACCTACGCCAAAATTATGGCAACAAATGATTTGTTGTATTGGTCAATGGACGACATGATTCAAGCAATGTCTTCTTCAGGTCAAGGTGCTGGTGGTTCGGCTGAGGCTAATTTTGACGAAGAAGAGGGATATCCTGAGTGGAATGCTGGACAAACATACAATAAACGTGATATTGTTAGTTATAACGGTGTTGATTATTTATGTCAATCACCTCAGGTTCAATCACAAGTTAATCCTGAAGATGATGACACAAATTGGTGTCCAAAACCACAAGTAAAACTTACTGTTAGAGCAACAACATTTGTTATTATGGTTCACGAGTTAGGTAAGGCAGTTGAATAGGCATTGGCTAAATTTGGATTACCTGAAGACCCTGTTACTGCGGCTGATGTTATGGGACAGACAGACACAATGATGGCAGAACCTGACCAATTGAGATTAGGACCTAAGATGGTTGAAAAAATGAGAACTCTTTTACCTGATGAAATATTTGCAGAAGATGCTGGAGATTTACACAACTGGTTTAAAATGTATTTCTACAGAAAACCAGCGGAAGAGTTTTTATTACTTGTAAAAAATGTTTTGTCTGAAAATCCAAGAGATAACGAGAAGGCAAAAAGAGAATTTGAATATATTTTATCTCAAGCCAAAAAGGCAAGAGAAGGTATGGATACTGAGGATGATGAAGACGATGAAGACTACGGAGATGACGAAACTCCAACACTACCAACAGACGATGGTGATGACGGATTTGAGGATTTAGATGATTTCCTAAGTAGTATGGGGATTAGCCCATCTAAATAACAACAGAACCCTATATTTATTGATATAGGGTTTTTTTATGGCTATAACTAAAGAACAATTACTTTTAGAAACTGCAAGGTGTATTAAGAATACACCATACGCACTAAAAACGTATTTACATACTTACGATAACACGCAATCAAAATACGTTCCGTTAGAGTTGTTTCCTGACCAAGTTAGATTGATTCAGGATTATGATTCTTACAATGAAAATATTGCTTTGAAATATCGTCAGGCTGGTGTATCTACAGTTACAGCTGCTTGGGTATCAAAAAGATTGGTGTTTGCGAACAAAAACAAACCCGAAAAAATATTGATAATCGCCAACAAATTGGATACTGCGGTGGAAATGGCAAACAAAGTTAGGGAATTTACCGAACAATGGCCAAAATGGGTTAACGTTGGTTACTCACCTGAAAAGAACGCCGCAAGACACTTCAAACTAACAAACAAATGTGAAGTAAAAGCCGTTGCAACATCAAAAGATGCACTTCGTGGTTATACCCCAACCATACTTATATTTGACGAGGCGGCGTACATTGATGCCGATGATGATTTTTGGGCGGCTTGTATGGCGTCACTTTCTACAGGTGGTAAAGTGATAGTTATTTCAACACCAAACGGATACGACCCAATTTACTATAGTATCTACGAACAAGCCTCTAAAGGAGTAAACGAATTCAAGGTATCTGACATGTATTGGTACCGTGACCCACGTTATACCCGAGACTTACAAATGATTAAAACCGATAGTTTGGTTGATTTTTTGTTAGACAGAAACAACTACCCAAATACAGAAATACTTGATTTGAGTGGTGACCCATATCAAAGAGATATTGAATATGTTAAAGAACTTATTGACAAAGGATACAAACCATGTTCGGCTTGGTTTGAGTCAATGGTTAAAAAGTTGAAGTATGATAAAAGAAAAATATCTCAGGAGTTAGAGTGTAATTTCTTGGGTTCGGGTGATAATGTATTTGACTCAAATCTACTTCAAAAAATATCTGAAACCATGATTAAAGAACCATCATCTAAAATGATGGCGAACAGTTTATGGATATGGAAAGAACCACAAATGGGACACAAATATGTTATGGGTGTGGACGTATCTCGTGGAGACTCTGAAGATTTTTCATCTATTCAAATTATTGATTTTGATGAAAGAGAACAGGTTTTGGAATATGTTGGAAAAACCCCACCTGATATGTTGGCCGAAATTGCCTACAAATGGGCCACCATGTATTCGGCTTATATAGTCGTGGATATTACAGGTGGTATGGGAGTTGCCACATCAAGAAAACTCCAAGAACTTGGTTACAGAGACTTATACGTGGATGGTGTAGAGTTGGGGAACAAATGGAAATTTGACCCAAAAACCGCCGATAAAATTCCCGGTATAAATTTTAACTCAAAACGTGTTCAAATTATTAGTTCTTTTGAAGAAGGTATTAGACATGGATTTAAAATTTATTCATTAAGATTGTTAAATGAGATGAATACATTTGTTTATCTCAACGGAAGACCTGACCACATGAAAGGTCAACATGATGACTTATTGATGAGTTTGGCGATGGCCATTTACGTTAGTGAAATTTCGTTCACACAATTAAAAAAGGTGGATGATTTAACAAAAGTCATGTTAGAGTCTTGGACTGTAAACTCTCATGATAATTCGGCAGTTACAAGTTTTAATCCTAACATGCCCGTATTCAATGATAGGGAAACAGATAAAAATGTTTATAGAAATCAACCAACCAGACAAGATTATCAAGATTATAGATGGGTCTTTGGAGGAATGGGGTTTAGATAAATGAATATCAAATTATATTTAATAATATGAGCGATAATATGACTATATGGCAGAGGTTAACCCAAACCTTTGGACCCGATTCCCTTTTGGGTCAAGATGCCCCTGTCTACAAGTATGATAAAAAAGAATTACTTAGAACTACTGATAAAAGACAATACGAGTTAGAAAAACTCCAAGCACAACAAACTGCGTTTCTTTCTAATCAGTGGGCAAAAATAGAAAATAATCTTTACCAACAAGCCGTTTATTACGAACCAACCAGATTATCAGCGTTTTATGATTATGAGAGTATGGAGTATACTCCTGAAATCTCTGCGGCATTGGATGCATACGCCGAAGAATCCACAACGGTAGATGAAAACGGATATATGTTACAGATTTATTCTGAATCAAAAAGAATTAAATCAATTTTAACAGATTTATTTAACAATGTATTGGATGTTAACACTAACTTACAAATGTGGACAAGAAACGTGTGTAAGTATGGTGACAACTTTGTGTTTTTGAAACTTGACCCTGAAAAAGGAGTTGTAGGTTCTTTCCAATTACCAAACATTGAAATGGAACGTATTGAAAGAGGTATGACACCAAATACGGTTGCCACAGGACAGAACGAACAAAAGGCTTTAAAATTTGCTTGGAAAAACAAACAAATGGAATATCAGTCGTGGGAAATTGCTCACTTCCGTTTGTTGGGTGATGACAGAAGATTACCATACGGAACATCTATGTTAGAGAAGGCTCGTAGAACTTGGAAACAGTTGGTGTTGGCTGAAGATGCGATGTTGATTTATAGAACATCAAGAGCACCTGAAAGACGTGTATTCAAAGTTTACGTGGGTAACATGGATGATAAAGACGTTCAACCATACGTTCAAAAATTTGCCAATAACTTTAAAAGAGACCAGGTTACTGATTCAAAAACAGGTAATGTGGATATGAGATACAACCAAATGGCGGTTGACCAAGATTTCTTTGTTCCTGTTCGTGACCCATCAGCACCAAGTCCTATTGATACTTTACCTGGAGCACAAAACTTAGCGGAGATTGCGGATATTGAGTACATCCAAAAGAAATTATTAACCGCATTAAGAATTCCAAAAGCGTTCTTAGGGTTTGAAGAAACTGTTGGTGATGGCAAAAACTTATCATTATTGGATATTCGTTTCGCAAGAACAATCAATAGAATTCAAAAATCAATGATTGCCGAATTGAATAAGGTGGCAATTGTTCACTTGTTCTTATTAGGTTTTGAAGATGAATTGGGTAACTTTACATTAGGTTTAACAAACCCATCAAAACAAGCTGATTTATTAGCTATTGATGTTTGGAAAGAAAAAATGTTATTGTATAAAGACGCAACTACCTCTATTGAAGGTATTGCACCAACGTCTCAATCATGGGCTAAGAAACACATACTTGGATTCTCTGATGAAGAAATTAAATTGGATTTACAACAACAAAGATTAGAAAGAGCGGTTTCTGCCGAATTACAAAACACTGCCACGGTTATTAGTAAGACCGGATTGTTTGATAATGTTGACAAACTTTATGGTCAACTTAGTGGTCAAACAGGTGGAGCGGTTCCAACACCAGGCGCTGAACTTGGTGGTGGAGGTGACTTTGGAGGTAGTGATTTTGGAGCACCACCACCACCTCCGGGAGGAGAACTTGGTGGACCACCACCTCCAGGTGGTGAATTAGGAGGACCACCACCGCCACCTCCGGGTGAAGAAACAGTTCCTGAAGGAAAGGGAAATAACTATAACATTCTATTAGAAGGTGATTTTTTAACCCCCAATGATTATTTGGACTTGGGTAAAGGAAGAAAATCTTTGGGTGATATGGATGGTGAATTGGATAGATTACTAAACTCATAATATTTATTGTCATGAACTTTGGAGAAAAATTTAGTAAAGTAGAATATTTGTTATCAGAATCTTACATTGGTAAGACACTTTCTGAGGATATAAAAAAATTCCAAAAATTAGTTTTGGAGAATAAGGATTTATCAAAAATTTATTTCTTGTATTCTGAGTTATCAAAAGAACAAGGATTTGATAAATCATTTGCCGAGGAATATGTTAATGAATCAGTTTCTCAAATTAAAGAATTATCAAAAGTTGTAAAAACTGCAAGTTTTGATAAATGGACATCATCAACCGTGTGTGAAAACAGATACTCTAAAATTGATGATTTGGTTAATACCGACCCATTAAAATTGAAAGAGAAGATTTTGGCTAAGTCACAAATTGTTGAGTCTTTAACTAAAAAACCAATTCAAAAAGAAAGTTTAAATATTCCTTTGTCTTCAGTAGAAGTGATTAGAAAGAATGTTGTTAAGAACTATATTGAATCTTTAGATGAATCAACAAAAAGTAATTTAAAAGATATCTTGGGAAAAGATGATGAGGAATTGAATGGTTTGTTTGAAGGATACAAACAAAAGACTTTGGACAAGTTAGATGTATTGTCTGAGGGTAATCACGATGATTTAACAAGAAACAAGATTAATGAAACAATCTCGTTTGTAAAACAGGAAGAATACAACAAGTATAACTACGTTAAGTTGAAGAACTTATACGAGGGGTTATGATTGTGTTTTTGATTGGACAGATTGTTTGAATTTCGCCTTCTTCATTTTTTCTCTCTTTTGAGTAGTTTTCTTTACATACTCAGTACGTTTTCTTAATTCTTCGTTTTGTTTGGTTTTAATAACCTTACCTTTGAGAATCTTCAAGGCTTTTTCTAATCCGGTATTTTTGTCAATTTCAACTTTTAGCATATAATTTAAATACATTCATAATTTGAAAAAAGTTTGACTGAAATACATTCTGTTTGTATATTTTTAAAAATAAACATTTTATATGTACAGAATTAATGAAAAAAGGAAAAACCTCAAAGATAATAGGATTTGATTCTATTAAGGTGACGTATGGTACTGTGGACTCTAAAAATTTGAAATCGGTTTATCTAAATATTCAAACATGGGCAACTCCCGTAATTGCAAGTGATAATTGGAATCGTGTAGTTGCAAACTTAAGTAGAAACATAAAACACAATATATTGGACATTGTTGACTTAGAAACATTTCAACCAAACTATATTGTTGATTTAGATTTACGAACAAGTGGGATTCAACTAAACAAAAAAAGTTTTATGAATTTGGAAATGACTTTTTTTATGAAAAAAGAAATTGATTTTAAATCAAACGAACTAAAAGACAAATTAAAAATGATTGCAAAATTTGTATATCAAGAAAATATGAAGAAAAACCCCAATTTTGATTTTACCGTTTCTAAATCTGAAAAAGAATTTATTTAGTGTTCCAATATATTTATAACTAAAAGTTATGAAGATATTAGGACCTAACGATACAGGACGTGGTATATTAATTGAATACGATGCGGGGTACTTATCCCCAACCGAAAAAAACAATCTTCATTTGATGGAACAAATGAAAAAAGATATGTTGGACCATTCAAAGCCGTTTGAATTTTATGCCGTATTACAAAAATATAATACACCAAATAGAAACGGAAGAATTTATCCCGAAAGAATCTTAAAAAGAGAATCTGACAATTATAAAAAAATGATTCAAAAAGGAACATCTCTTTCTGAATTAAATCACCCTGAATCATCATTAATTGATTTGGACCGTGTGTCACATATTATTACGGACATTTGGTGGGATGGTATTATATTGATGGGTAAATTAAAGTTATTAACCTCACCAGGTTTTCACGAAAGAGGTATTGTCTCTACAAAGGGTGACCAAGCAGCTAACTTATTAAGACAAGGGGTTACTTTGGGTATATCTTCTCGTGGAGTAGGTTCTTTGAAAAAGGTTGGAGACCGAAACGAAGTACAAGACGATTTTGAATTAATTTGTTTTGACTTGGTATCTTCACCATCTACGCCAGGTGCGTATTTGTTTACAGACCCATCTGAAAGAAAGAACTTTGAAGAAAACTTGGACGAAGAGGCACAAAGAAAATCTCAAGGGTCAATAGACAAATCGGTTGACTTAATGAAGAAATTGTCCGATTATTTAACCAAGTAAATTACATATCATGGACGAAAAATATTTTGTAGCAAAAATCACTTATGATTTACCCGATGAGGAGTCAGGTAAAATTAAAAAAATTAGAGAAGAAAAACTCGTAAAAGCCTTCTCAGTTACCGATGTAGAAGCAAAGGTAACTTCAAGATACCAAGGGTTTCAACACGATTGGAGAATCACTTCGGTATCAGAAAGTAAGATTGACGAAGTTATTGAAGAGTAACACTAACCCCTCCTAACAGAGGGGTTTTTTATTTTTATTGGGTTATTGTGCCCAAAAAAATAACTTTTTTCAAGTTGGGGCATATTTATTATGTATCAAATTACTAACTTGAAAATGACTGAAAAAGATTTAGTCCAAGAAGCATTACAACAAATGAAAAATTTGGAAGACGTAGTGCAGGAAAATGCAAAAGGAATACTTGGAGCAACTATGGCTCAAGAAATCTCTGAATTGGTAAAAGAGTCTTTAACTAAAGAGACTAAGAACAAACAATTAAACGAACAACCCGAAGTAGAAGACGACGACTCAGTGGAAACTGATGTTGTGGTTGGTGATATCGCTCCTGATATGTCTAACATGCCTGATTTAGGTCTTGGTGACGGAGAGGACGATGATACCGAAGTAATGGGTGATTTGGATTTCACAGATGATGATGAAGAAGACGTTGATGTCTATGACGCTAAAATGTTAGGTGGAGACGAGCTTTGGAGTTTATTCAAAAAAATGGACCCTAACAAAGATTCGTTCATAATTGACAAAGATGGTGAAAACATTCACATCAAAGATGATGACAATGATGTTGAATACATCCTAAAAATGAACGAAGAAATGGAAGACGATATGAACGAAGAAATGTACGAAGAAATGGACGAAGAAATGGATGAAGAAATGTACGAATCTATGGACGAAGAAATGGATGAAGAAATGGACGACTCAGATGAGGTAGTTTATGAAATCACTATGGACGAAGAAATGGATGAAGAAATGGATGAATCTATGGATGAAGAAATGTATGA